AATAAGACACCAAAGATTAATTATACAAATGCTGACATTGAAAAGAATCACGGCCACGCACCGGGTCTGGTGGGTAAACTAAAAGATGCACTGAAGCATTTACCAAAAGTTGCACCAGAGAAAGGTGTCTATCAGGGTGACATGATGTTCTCACAAGATGATAAGACACCCGCTAAAGGTGGTGGAGTATCTTTTCATCCTAATCCATCCGGTTTAACATATACTGCACATGGAACACATGCCTCCACAGTTAAGAAAGCTAAGATCGGTGTTGTGACACATCTTTCATATTCAGGTAAAGATTCAAACAGTTTAAATGCAAACCATGAAGTTGACCACGAAAACTTCAAACAACATTCAGATGTATTCTCGGTCGACCCAAGAATGGACACTTCAAAGGTGCATTTTGGTCCTAAAGACCGTGCTGAATTCAACAAACACATTTCAGCCGCACAAGCCGTACATGATACCCATGGTGATGACATGTATGCTGGTACTAAGACACATCACGGTGTTGGTGGTCACCTAGAAACATATATGAACCACACTGTTCGTACTGGTGAAACACCAAATCACCAAAATTTCAGCAAATGGTTGGAAACCAAAAAGAATAAAGAAATTGATAAGCTGAAGGTTGAAAAAAATAGAACTGCAAAACAATCCGAAATGAAGGATGAGTTGGGTAAAATTGATAGAAACAGAAAGCATTACAATAACCTATTCAAAATGCACCAGCATTTGCAGAAGGCAAAAAATGTATTAATTAATGTGATGGATCAACATCAAGAATTTCAACACACACATGCGGGTGAAAATGCTAATCCTGAAGGATATGTTTTTCACCATGGAAAAGAATCAGACAAATTTGTTAATAGAGCAGACTTCTCACGTAGAAATTTTGCTGGCATCAGAAACTTCACTGAGCCAACACCTACTACACAAAAAGCACCAGTTGCGGAACCTGCACCAATTACAGACAAATTACCTATCGGCTCAACACCAAAACGCAAACCAAAATTAAAAGTCGATTATTCTAAGGACGAAGCATAAATGAAAAGTTTTAAAGATTTAAGAACTGATAAATCATCTTTACATGGCAAAACTGTAATACATTCTACAGTTGGTCATTCTTATGTCGTTAAAAGAACTCCAGGTTCAGAACACAATTATTCTCTTTATGACAAGGATGGTAAGTATGTCAGTTCACTTGGTGGTGACACAGAGTCGGCAGCCTTGCACATCCTGAAGAAAAAGGGATACAATGTTCGAGATTGAATACTTATTAGAATCAAATTCTGATGCCAATTCGTTGGCAACTCACCGTTCTAACGTCAATGAATTTCTATTGGCACAGGAATTAAAGAAGCTGGCTGGTCATACATCAAAAAAAGTAGGTTCATCGCAAGAAGAACATAACGCCGCTCAATCGGCACATGATGCATCCAGAAAAATGATTTCTGATGAAGAATATACTCACCAAGCGGAACGTGCTAAACATATGGCTAGACAAACAGCCGAACATTTAAAGCGCAAAGGTGTTGATATTAGAAAATGCACTCATGTGCATGTCACTTCAGGTTCAGGTGCTATTGAACGTGTTACTGGTATGAAAATCAACAGTGAAGATAACCCTAGTGATGTGGTTATGCGCTTTGCTGGTAAAAAACGTGGAAATCCAGATGACTTTTTTGGTGTGTCCGCAAAATCAAGTAAAGAAACTACAGAAGGTAAGGGTACTGAACGTATTTCTAACCGTGGTATGAAAGCATCGGCAGAATCACTAGGTGAAGACTGGCACAAACACGTAGAAAACTACATGGATGATTTCTCTATCAGAAAGGGCATCGATCATCTACCATTAGTACATAACGAAAAGACTCATCCTGATCCTGAAGGAAAATTGAGTCGTAAATCATTCTTACGTGCAGAGGCGAATGGGAAACATGAACAAGATGCTAGAGAAGAAGGTACAGATGCACAAGAGTGGTACCGTAATCAATATTCATCACACATCAACGGGGTTGGCGGTAAACCAAAAAACAGCGAAGGTGTAGGAAAAATAAAAGCACATTTGCTCGACCATCATTTCCGTGTTAATGAAAAGTCTGGACACACAACAGAGAAGCCGAGTCTTCCATATGTTGTTGCATCTGGTTATGGTACAAACAACAAAACCTATGGCGCACACGTACACGAACCTGATGAATCGGAACACACAGAAGCGATCAAACGTGCCACACACTTTACAACTGAGCCATCAGGTAAAACTGGCTTTCATATATACGCTCATACACCTGAACATCCAGAAGGTCTACACGTATTGAAAGTGCAAACTAAGTGGAACTCACAACCAATGGCTAGTAACATCAAGAATGTTGGTACAGAAGGCACCTTGAAACCTAGAAAAGCAAAATGAAAAAGTTTTTACAAAAAATAGAAGAAGATACTCAGACACAAAAGCCTGTGGTAATGGCTTTTGGTCGTATGAATCCTCCTACTATTGGTCACGAAAAATTGGTCAATCGTGTTCAACAAATTGCACACGATTATAATGCACCACATCATATTGTGATATCACATTCTGTGGATGCTAAGAAGAATCCTCTTGAAATTAAAAAGAAGTTACTTCATGCAAAAAGATTCTTTCCTGGTGCTAATATTGAAGCATCGAGCAAAGAACAACCAACCTTTTTGCAACATGCCGCCAGATTGCACCAAATGGGACACGACCATTTAATTATGGTTGCTGGTTCTGATCGCATTCCAGAATATGAAAAGAAACTTCAACAATACAATGGAACACATGCAGGTGCATTATACAATTTCAAAAAGATTGAAGTAAAATCTGCTGGTCAACGTGATCCTGATGCAGAAGGTACCGAAGGTATGTCAGCATCTAAGATGCGTGACCATGCACAAAATAATGATTTTCATTCCTTTAAGCAAGGTATACCAGCACACGTTCCAGAGAAACATGCAAAAGAATTATTTCGTGATGTTAGACAAGGCATGGGAATACATGAAAGTGCTAATCATGGAATGTTCAAAGCCGTTTTCGTATCTGGTGGTCCAGGTTCTGGCAAAGACATTATCATCCGTGAAGCAATCGCACAGCAAAATGCAGTAGAAATCACTTCAACAACAGCAATCTCATTGTTGAACGACAAACACAAACTGTATGAGTATTCACGTGATACTCGCCGTGAAGCATTGCGTCAAAGACAACCTTTGGTTATCACAGGCACAACAAACGAACAATATAATATTCTTACTATTCGTGAAGAATTGGAAGAACTCGGTTACGAAACATTAATGATTTTTGTGAACACTTCGGATGAATCTTCTAGAAAGAGAAACGAAGGGCATGAGAGAATGATGTCTGAATCCGTTCGTAAAGAACGTTGGGACGTTACGCAGTTAGTTGCAGAGAAATTCAATCAAGAATTTAAGAAGTATTTGGAGTTCGACAATTCCATTGATTTGAACGAAGCAAACGAGTTTGAAACATCGGAAAAAGAAGAAGACATTTCAATCATTTATGAAATGACTAATTGGTTTTTCGATACTCCCGTTGATAATGAAATTGCCGAATCTTGGCTGACAAGGCACAAGAAACACAACATCAACAAGATGTTTGAAAACTTTATAACTAAACCTACATCAGAAAAGGGATACAAAAAATATGTTACAGAAAATAAAACAACTAGCAAGTCTTCTAATGCCAAAGCGGGCTCCTGCTCCTGTGGAAGCACCAAAAGAAGCCTCTTTGCCGACAACATCTGCCCCAGTTGCCAGCTTGTTAGAAAAGCCGGAAGAATCGACTCAGTTACAGACGGAGACGTTGCCTCAAACTCCGGTTACACCTTCAGAACCTACGAAAGCAGTGAGCCAACCATCACCGTCAGAGGCGCCGACAGAGAACCCCGTTTCCAACAAGACAACGACAAACAAAAATCCAAGAAGCAAAAAGCCTCAAACGGCGAAAGCGGCAAAGTAATCAAAGCGGCTGGTGTTTCTCCTGAGTATGATACACGTGGTCAAGGTACAGTTTATCCAATGGCTGGTCTAAGTAATGTAAACTTTAAAGAACAAAGTGAGCATAAATATACCAGTACCGCAGAGGTGACACGCAAATCTTTCAATAAGTTTAGAAAAGAATCAATAGATTCTCCTAGTGTAGAAATGGGAGTCACCGGTGGATATCATGGACCATCAAATAAAGAACCAATGGATACTCTGAATAAGATACCCGTTAATCCTAAGAAGAAAAAAAATGTTAAAGTTTAAACAATTTTTAGATGAATCTGCGGCATGGAAACGCAAAGAAGGTAAGAACCCCGAAGGTGGTTTGAACCGTAAAGGTATTGCTTCTTATCGCAGAGAAAACCCAGGTTCAAAACTTTCGATGGCTGTGACAACACCACCTTCCAAATTAAAACCTGGAAGTAAAGCGGCTAATAGAAGAAAATCATTCTGTGCTAGAATGGGTGGAATGCCAGGTCCTATGAAGGACGAAAAAGGTAGACCAACTAGAAAAGCATTATCACTACGCAAATGGAACTGCTAATTTTAACGGAGAAATAAATGTTCACTAAAAACGCATTCACCCAAACTGATGCCATCGCCGACCTTATCAAAGGTATCAATGAAGCCGACTACAAAGCTAAGATGGAAGCATTGAAGGGTAATCAACATAAAATTGATAAAAACAAAAACAATAAAGTTGATGCTGACGACTTTAAGATTCTCCGTGGCGAAAAGAAAGTCAACGAAGAACAAGTTGAAGAAGATACAAGTGTTAAAATTCCTACTGCAACAGGCACAAGAGTTTTAGGCCACCGCTACGGTAATGCCGCAAAGACACATCGTGATTCTATGGCTGATCCTTTTGCAATTGTCAAAGGACCTAAAGAGAAAGACATAGAAGACCTCGAAAAGAAAAAGGTCAAAAAAGAAGAAATTGATCCAAGCGTCACAACAACAGACACCTTAACAGGTAGAGTTGCTGGCAAGTCTGCTAATCCATTCTTAAAAGCTAAAGTTAAACTTAATGTTAACGAAGAAGAATTGGATGAAGCGAATAAAGAGTCTGAAAAAGATTTTCAGGATCGCCAAAAAAGATTGGCTGCGGCCGGTGCTGAGACTGCAAAAGATCCAGCACGTTTAAAAAGAATGTCTGCAATTCCAGGATATACGGCGGCCATGGATTTAGCTAAAAAAACAACTACTAAAGAAGAAGTTGAACAAGTTGATGAACGCACTCTAACTAAAGGTGAGACTGCTGAAAAAGAACGTATCGTTAAAGGTATGAAAAAATCTCTTGCTGGTTTCAAATCACGTTACGGTGAAAGAGCAAAAGAAGTGATGTATGCTACAGCCACAAAACAGGCCAAAAAGGACTAAGCAATGAGCAAAGCTGGTAAATTAATCAAGGATATGTTGAAGGCCAAGAAAGAGTCTGTTATGGGCAAACTTGGTGATTCACCATATGAGGATCCAATGGAGCCTTGGTCTGCAAAGTATGCACAACCAGTCAAAGAAGAAGCTGAACAAGTTGATGAAGGTGATCGCCAGACATTAGCTAAGAAGTTAACTAACAAAATGTATTCTATTGACAAAGGTCTAGGTAAACTAGCTAAAGATCAAAACAGAACAGACATTAGCACTAATTTGAGTGGTGCAAAATCCGATATGCGTAAAGCTGTTCGTAAGGCCACCGATTCAGATGTTAAGAAATTGTTGAACAAAGAAGATGTTGAACAGTTGGACGAATCTGATCCATTGTTGTTCAAATATATTCGTTCACTTGGTTATAATCCAGAACAGATGGACTTTGCTTCACGTTCAAAATATGCACGTTCAAATGCATTTAAGAACTATAAGATTTCTCACATGAATGACCAGTTGAGAACTGAAGATGTTGAAGAATTAGACGAAGCTGGTACTGGTCTTCTAATGTCTTTCATCAAGGCTAAAGGTTTAAATCCACTATCGATGGATGGAAACCAAAAGAAATCATATTCACGTTCTTCAGAATTTAGATTGTTTAAAAATAGACACGTGAAAGAAATATCAGGCATGGGTGAACGTGGTGATGATTGGAATGAAGAAAAGAAATCTATGAAAGAAGAAGCGGATGTAAAAGATACGGTTAGCATGGACATTCCTTTGCTTATTCGTGTACTCGAATTCATCCGTGAAGATGTCAAGACAGATGTGGAACTACACAAAGTTGTTGAACGCTTAATTGATATGCGCCATGATGTTCCGTTAACTATGGAACACTATGATTCTATTACTGGAAAATTAAAAGAAAGTAAAGATGCTGGTGAATATGATTATGAAGGTTCAATGGCCAAAACTCTATTACAAACCATTTGTAGAAATGCAGAAGATATTAAAAATATGCTAGAAGATGATGAAAATCTTCCAGAATGGGTCCAATCCAAAATAACAAAAGCAGAAGATTACATTACAACTTCTTTAGATTATTTGAAATCTACAAAAGAACTGGACGAAGAAGTTTTAGATGAACTTTCAAAAGGTACGTTACATTCATACATGTCTGCTGGACATAAGAAATTTCCTACAGCATCTCCTGCTAAACAGGCTAAATTAGATAAGGGTATCAAAAAAGCATATAAGAAAATGTATCCGCCAGTGAAGTCTGAACCAGAGAAAAAGGTTGACATGAGTTCACCTGGAGCATATTACAAATCTGCTGGTAGTGGACGTTATGTCGGAGATTCCGTGGAAGTTGAAGGTGAACCTCTACAAGAATTAAAAACTTCTACATTGAAATCTTATGTTGATAAAGTTTCCACAGGCCCATCACGTGGTGTAACACCAAAAGGTACACTCAAAAGCATTAAAGCTATCGGTGGTGTCACAAAAGCAATTCGCAAACAAGCAGAAAAGCCTTTGGCAGAATTGAAGAAACAAGACGATAATCAAGAACTTGATAGCCACCTGACACGTGAAGATTTACGTAAGTGGTTTAGCAAAACTGATCCTGAAGGTGATTGGAAGAGAATCAACTCAAAAGGTGAAGTTGCAGGTCCTTGTGCTAGAGAGCCAGGTGAACCAAAGCCAAAATGCATGTCAAAAGAAAAACGTGCTGAACTCAGTAAGAGTGAACGAGCGGCCGCAGTCGCAACTAAACGCAGACATGATCCAGTTGCGGACCGTGCAGGTAAGGGCGGTAAGCCAATAAATGTATCAAATTACGGCAAAGGTAAATTGAGTGAAGATAATGTTGACGAAGCAGAACAAATGGACGAAAAAAATAGTCCAACAAATCCTGCACTTTGGTCAAGAGCAAAATCGATGGCTCGTTCTAAGTTTGACGTTTACCCATCAGCATATGCAAATGGTTGGGCATCGAAATGGTATAAATCCAAAGGTGGTGGTTGGAAATCTGTTAAAGAAGATGTTGTACAAGAAGGTATCGGTGGTATCGAAGATTCACCATTATCAGCAACAAATTCTGTTAAAGCAATGGAATCTGAACACCGTAAAAAGAATATGAAATCTGCACGCATCATTAAATCCATCTATAAAAATAAGGGTAAAAATGAAAGCATGTATGATTGGGAAAAAACTGACAAAGGTGGTAAAACACCTACAGCCAAAATTGTATTGCAAGGTGGAACGACCATGACTGGTCAACCCCGCGACACAGTAGAGATTGAGCCGGTTCTAAAAACCAGACCTAATTCACAGAAACAATAAATAGTAAATAGAATTCTTTCAAGGAGAAACAAAAAATGTCAACAGCTTTCTGGACAATGACAGATGCAAACACTGGTGTGCCACTTTATGCTGGTACTGCTTTAAACTTAGCACCAACACGTGCAAACGCTAACGTAATTTTTGCTAACGCTAACGTAGCACAAGCATTTTCTGAGGCCGTTGGTGTTTACGGTGTCGATACAGAAGAAGCATCGAACACACAAGTAACACCTGCCGCAACAAAAATGGCACATGCTGGTTGGGTTCAAAGAACTGCCGGTATGGGTCCTGTTCTTTCTATCACCGCAAACGCAGGTGCTTTTGGAACGAACAGTTTCGTAACATTCTCTGGTGGTGGCACAGGTGCTACCGTGGCCAATGCAACAGTAGCAGTAAATACGAATGGTTCAATTCGAACTATCACTATTAATACTGCCGGTTTATATCTCACTACACCTACAGCAGTTCCTGTTTCTGGAAATGCCGCATTCACTGTAACAATGGGTGGTCGTGCTAATCGTACACAGTATGAAACATTGGTAGCGGCCGGAAGTATGACTGGCAACGGCGCAGTTATCATTTAATATTTGGGTGGCGCAAGTCACCCATTTATCATTATGTTCGATGATTTGAATGAAGAAAACTTTTTGATGTATGCTATGAAGGCTTATACTTCACCGCATTATGTTATGAGTGAATTCGAAGGTGACTTAAAACGCACTAAATATTTGAAAAGATTGTTCAGGCGCTATAAGATTACAAAATCACTCAAAGAAAGATTGGTTTTAAATCATCTAATACTTCTGTATAATGTTTTTGGAGTAGAACCCGCAACCCGAATTTTGTTTTTCAGAATTGATGAGGTTGACTATGATGTACTTAAAACCTTTCTGACATATTTAAATTATATGCCAGATTTCGTCAAAGGTATAAATGGAAAAGACATATTATCTTCAAATATACCAATTGACATGGATGTAGCCAACATACTAAAAGAAATATGAAATCGTTCAAAAAATTAAGAGAAGATGGTGGTGCAGTTTCCACGGGACCAGGTAATGCTGTAAGTACAGGTGCTATTGCAGGCACAGGTGAAAAGGGTGGAGAACCAGGTGTTAATCTGAAAAAGAAAAAGCGTGTAGTTCTTATGACTACACTCACACGCAAATCTCCGAAGATGTAAAATGTGGATACTTAAATGGTTACCTTTTTGGATATTTTATGCCATATTAGGTATCGGCTTGATTGGTCTTGCAGTAACATATTTACTGAAGTATATTCCTATACCAGCAATCTACATTTATAAAACTCCCATACAACTTGCTTCTGTTGCACTTATTGTGTTAGGCACATATATGTCTGGTGCAATCTCAAATGAAGAAGCATGGTTAGCTAGAGTCAAAGAACTTGAAGCCAAAGTTGAAGCCGCACAAGTTGAATCTGAAAAAGAAAATGTAAAGATTGAAACTAAAATTGTAACAAAAACACAAGTTATAAAAGAACGTGGTGAAGAAATTATCAAATACGTTGATAAAGAAATTGTGAAATATGATACCAAGTTTCTACCAGGCGGTGAATGTGAAATACCAAAAGAATTCATAGTATTACATAATAAAGCGGCAGAGGTGCCAAAATGAAATTAATAGCTATATTATTTGTTGCATTACTAACTGGATGTTCAACTACAGTTCCAGTTGTTGCTAAATTCCCTGAAGTGCCAAAACATTTAATGGTGAAATGCCCACAATTAAATAAAGTGAATGATGATGCTAAATTAAGTGATATTGCAAAAACTATTACTGTTAACTATTCAGAGTATTACGCATGTGCTGTAAAGAGTGATGCGTGGATTGAATGGTACGGTGTACAAAAAACAATCTTTGAAGGATTAAAGTAATGGAACTAACACTACAACAATTAAAACAATTACTTCCAAAAAATCCATATGTTGAACATTGGCATAATGCCTTGGCTCAACTGTTACCGGATTATGAGATCAATACACCACAACGCATTGCGGCTTTTATTGCACAATGTGCCCATGAGTCTGGTGGTTTCACTGCACTCAAAGAGAATCTAAATTATAAGCCAGCTACACTACGTAAGATTTTCCCTAAGTATTTCCCCGATGATGCAATCGCCAATGAATATTGCTCACGACCAAATAAACAAGAAGCAATTGCTAATCGTGTTTATGCAAATCGCATGGGTAACGGAGATGAAGCATCAGGTGACGGCTACAAATATTGTGGTCGTGGACTCATTCAATTAACAGGTAAACAAAACTATACTTGGTTTGCCGCATCACTACATATTTCTCCGGATGAAGCATCAGAATATCTTGCTACATTTGAAGGTGCCGCACAATCGGCTTGCTGGTTCTGGGAAACAAATAACCTGAATCAATGGGCAGACAAAGGTGATATTGTGACACTCACTAAACGTATCAATGGTGGAACAATTGGCCTAGATGACCGCATCAAACATTATGAACATGCTCTACACGTATTAGGAGTACACTGATGAACGATAAAAAAATGTTTAGATGGCTAGCCCTTCTTGTTTTATTACCACTTGCACTAGCTATTTTTGGTGGTGACAGATTTCGCTATCCTTGTCAAGACCCATCTAACTGGGACAAACCAATTTGTCAAAAGCCAGCTTGTGATGTAACACGAACATGTATTGAACATGTGTTCAAAGGTCAACGTGATCCAAGATTAGGTCCTCCAGAAGAACCACAAAACATATTAGCAAAACAACAATTAAATATGGCAACACCAAGTTGCCAACCAGTACAACAAGGAGCAAATTGTGGAAAATAATAATTTAATGTACACAGAAGAACAGTTGATGGCTCGACTGAAGTTCTTTATTGGTGTATGCTTATCTCTAACATTGACAGGTATTGTTTTTGTTGTTCTTTATTCTTTAATATTTGTCACACAACCTCTTAACGCAATTTCTCCAATTGACCAGAAGTTCTTTGAGTTGATTGTACCTATTGCCACATTCCTGACAGGTACTTTATCTGGTATCATGTTGGCTGGTGGCTCGAAAGAAGAAACAGAAGCCAAAATGGCATTGATGAAGCAAGCAAGCGAGAATCAAGTCCAAGCGGCTAAAGCAACGGTTGCACAAACACCACCTGTTTCACAAGCACCGGCATTCAATTCATTTTCTTCACCATCTATGCAAATGGGTGGAATGGGTTCACAAATGGGAATGAGTTCCAGAGTTGAACCAACATTTACATCATCCGAAGTGATGACAGGTTTCGGTGGAAAACTTGCACCACCACCTGCACACCAACCGGAACTATGAAGTTTTTAAGAAGTATGTTGAGTGATGGTCATAATGATTCTTGGAGTTCCAAGAGAGTTATAACCTTCCTCGCTTTTATTATGTGTTCGGTGGCCTTTATGAGTAATGTGTTTTTTGGAAAAACTGTGGATAACACACTATTCGACAGTATGATGTATATTGTTGTTGCAGGTTTAGGTTTCACTGCATCAGAAAAATTTGCAAGTCACAAAAATAAAGTTAATTTTTAGGAGTTTAAAATGAAAAAGTTCATAGCGTTACTTACACTTACATTGGTCACAACACTTTCTTTTGGTGCTGAAACTGAAAAAGTTTGCATCGATAAAATGACCAAAGATGGAAAACCTGTTCTAGATAAAGCAGGTAAGCCACAACAAGAATGCAAGACTATCAAAGTTCACAAGAAACTTGAAGGTACCAAGGTTCCAGAAAAGTCAGAAAAGAAATAAAATGGCGACTACAACGGAAAGACTTGGCATTGTTGAAACAAAGGTAGAAAACATCAATGAAAAAATTGATGTTCTTAAAGTGGATGTCAAAGACATGCACGATTGTCTCGATAGAACTCGTGACGACCTCAAGGGTGAACTCGAAAAGATGTATGGTGCTTCATGTGAGCAACATGCCGCTTTGGCCAAGGATATTTCCGAATTAAAGAAGTTGAAAGAAAAGTGGACATACATGATTGCCGGTGGTATAGGCGTGGGTGGATGGATTGCTGGCCATTCCGATAAAATCCTTTCTCTGTTAAGTTAATTACCAAAAATGGTATTGCACTCCAAATAAAAATGTGCTAGAATAACAGAACTTTACATTATGTTGCCTTGTTATGTCCGTTTTTATTGATCGAAAATACCTCAAACTACTCTCTCCAAAATTAAATAGGTTTTCCCAAAAGAAAGAAGACCTGTTTAATTTTCGGTGCCCGTTTTGTGGTGATTCACAGAAGCACCTACACAAAGCACGTGGTTATGTTTACCGCAAAAAGAATGATTACTTCTATAAGTGTCAGAATTGTGGTATTGGTCACACAATGTATAACTTCATCAATTTACTTGATGCAAATCTAGTCAAGGAATATGCACTTGAACGTTATGCAGATACACACAAAACTCCAACAAAAATTGAAAAGACTGAACTGAAGTTTGAAGCACCAGTGTTCAAAAAGAAACCTAAAGGTCTCAATTTACCAAAGATTATTGACCTGCCGATAGATCACTATGCGAAACAGTATTGCATAGGTCGAAAAATTCCAGAGGCTACATATAATACACTATATTATGCAAATGACTTTAAAGCCTTTATTGATGAGTTGCTTCCAGACCATGGTAAAGACTTGAAAGAAGATGATCCTAGACTCATTATTCCCTTTTTTGATAATGATGGTTCCCTATTGGCCGTTCAAGGTCGTGCATTACGTGATTCAAAGATTCGTTATATTACAATTAAACTTGCTGAAGAAAGTATAAAAATATTTGGTCTTGATAGAGTGAATAAAAGTGAAAAAGTATATGTAACTGAAGGTCCAATCGACTCCCTTTTCCTACCGAATGCGGTTGCTACAGCCGATGCTAATTTAGCCAACGCTGTAAATTATGTAACAAGAGATAAGTTGGTTCTTGTGTTTGATAATGAACCTAGAAACAAAGATATATGTAAATTAATGGACAAAGCAATTGAGAATCATTTTGCAATTTGTATTTGGCCTGAAATGATGCAAGAAAAAGATATCAATGATATGATATTATCAGGATTTACAAGTGATGAAATTGTTGACATTATTGACAAGAACACATTCGTGAACTTGAGAGCAAAGATGGAATTTATTCAATGGAAGAAAGTATGAACGTAAAATTAATTAATTATTCACAAAGCCCCGATGGAATGAACTTACTTGAGCAGGTGGCTTTCGCCGCACGTGTATCGAATCCAACAAATCAAAACAATTCAGAAACTGCCGAGAAGTTAGTTCGCTATCTGATTAAGCACCAGCATTGGTCGCCATTGGAGATGGTCTCCGTATGCATGGAGATCGAAACCACACGTGACATTGCACGACAGATTCTACGTCACCGTTCTTTTTCTTTCCAAGAGTTTAGCCAACGTTATGCTGATGCATCACAACTTGGTTTTGAAATTAGAGAAACCCGTTTGCAAGATATGAAGAATCGTCAAAATAGTGTTGAACTAAAAAGAGATGATGATTCTAGAAGACTGGCGTATCAGTGGGAAAACATGCAGATTAATATCCAAAAAATGTGTCAAGACACATATCAATGGGCCTTGGAACATGGAATCGCTAAAGAACAAGCACGTGCCGTTCTTCCTGAAGGTATGACATGTTCACGTATGTACATGAACGGAACTCTACGTTCCTGGGTTCACTACATACAGCTCCGATCAGGTAACGGAACACAAAAAGAACACCGTGAAATTGCTTTGGCTTGTGCTGATGCAATTGAACCAATTTTTCCAATGATTAAGGAATATATTAATGTACAATGATGTAGTTAAGTTTATTGAAGCATGTGACCAAGAAAAGACATTAGATAATGTTAAATTATATGATAAACTTATTCGAGAAGAATATGATGAATATGTTGGTGCGCTATTAACAAAAGATGAAGTAGAAACCCTCGATGCA